CTAAACAAGCATATAACAGACCTTGAGGAAAATTCAAACTAATATAATTAGTTTGATTACTAGACTCTAAAGTATCTGGCATTTTATTAAAGTATATTCTATATATGTAATTAGCGTCTGGAGTAGGGGCTACATAAATACCTCCTGATGTAGTATCAGATAATCCTGTTGCTCCCCCAAACATAGCATAATATTTAGGTTTTCCAGTAACATCTGCTCCTGATGTAGTTGATCCTTCTGGACCTGTTAATCGTCCAACATATTCACTTAAAAATGTTTGATCACGTCTTTCTAACCATGTACCTTGTTCAGTAGAATTTGTAGCATTAAATACTTCTATACCTCTAATAAATAAAGCTCCTGCTGGAACTCTAACATTATTTACATCTGTTGCCAGTGTACCTTGGTCCACGAATCTGTCGGAATCCATAGGTAAATCCATCATGATTCTTTGTTGAGCGTTTAAAATAAAACTTTCTAATACTGCAGTTGTAAAAACATTAGCGTCTACTTCTGTGTAATTTCTTATGTGTGTAACTAAATCGTTATAACTATATCCTGACATAATTAACCTCTATCATTAACGGGTCCAATTGTACACTGAAAACCGCCTCCTGTTTCTGTGCTTCCAGCATTAGATACTAAAGGCACTGTTATAGAATTATATAAAGTTCTTGTAGCAGGTTGAGCCCCTGTAGCTTCTGTTGTTGCAATTGCCGTTGCTAAATAAGAACCAAATACTTTTGCTCCGTTTGCATGAGATCCAGCTGTTGTGTTTGATGGTGTTATTCCTCTAAAAGGTGCAGCTGTTCCACGTGTACACCCTGTTAAATTATTTCCAGCTTTACCTGTATATTGAATAGTTTCATTTTCAAATGCACCACTTGTACTATTTACTTTTTCAATAACTATAAATCCTGATGTTGGAAAAGCAGTAGCATCATCTAAAACAATTGTAGTAGCTGTATCACTAATTGCACCATTTAATACTGCGGATAATTCTAATGTGGCTATAGCAACACCACCTACAATATTTTTAACAGCTTGAAATCTTACATGAGATGTTCCTTCGTGTATTTGATTAGAAGGATAAGATACACTTAAAGTTGGTGAACCACCTGTTGTTGTAAAAGGATTGTTAGGTAAAATATCTTGTACAGGAAACTCTACTCTTGCGGGTCTTGCGTTTTTTAAAGCTTGTGGATCAGCTCCTACAGGATGTGGTTGTAATTGTGGTTGTTTAGGTTCAAATTCAGAAATATGTACAAGAGCACCGGTCCATTCTTTTACCATTTCTTTATATGGAAAAGCTGCACCTGATCTATCTGATATTGCTAATGCTCTGCTTCCTTTTGCAAATCTTGCCATTATACATTTGGATAGTAAGTTTTCGGTGTAATAAACGTACTCGCTGCTGATCCATCCTCCGATAGTGCTCTTGCTAATTCATCTTCATATAATAATTTCATTTCTTGTGTTCTTTGTGGTGCAAACTTCATAGATAAATAATAAGACAATCCTGAAATCATGCATGGTACAAATCTAAAAGGTGTGTCACTTGCGTTAGTGTAAGCTCCTGCATCATCAATTCTTTTTACATAATAAACGTTTAAAAAATTTGATGCAGCAGTTGAATTAGGTAAAGGATAAATAGTTATTGTAACTTTATCAATAAATCTTTGAACCCAAAATTGTGAAGGTGTTCCAAGAGAAGTTTTGTTTGCTGTTGCAGAGTATGCATCTCTTGCAACTTTAGTTAAACCAATATCCGATTGATTAGTTGTATTATAATTTTGTCTGTAAGTAACATTTAAAATATCTGAAATTCCATAAACGTTTGCGGTAGGAACTGTTGTTGCTTGTGGTGGTTCATTACCTGCAGGTACGTCTGTTGAATTTCTATAAAAAGTATAAACACCAGATCCTTCAGCAGTAGCATCAATATTTGTTGTAGAACCTACAACTAAATTAACATTAGTGTTTCCTACTTCCCAAAAATGTATTCCTCTGTTACCCCATTCTTGAAAAAGAATATTAAGTGATCTTCTTGCAGTTTTTATTTGATGACCTGCTGTTCCTACAAGACCAAGACGCTCGTATGCATCTGCAATAATTTCGTCTATTGAAAAATCTTGATCAAAAGAGTAAGACGAGGATGTTGTATTCGCCATTAATTACTCCTTTAAAAAGTCCCGACTACGTAACAAAAATCACAGTTAGCTAAAACAACGTAACAACCAGTATCAGCATAAATACCAACACCTGGCATTTTAAATTCATGCACATGATCAGCAGCTGTTCCAAACTTACCATGAAAAATTAATTTAGCAGCTGTAGCACTAGAACCAATTTCATTGTAAATTTTTATTTCTGCATTAGCAGCAGATGCTTGTCCAAAAACTGTCATGACCTGCGCTTTAGTAATATTAGTAGCAGATCCACCAACTAATTTTTGAAGCTGACCGCTTGTTGTTAAAACAACGCTTTGTCTAACTTTTGAAATAGATGACATATTTTATTCTCCTTAAAATTTGTATGGGGCCGAAGCCCCACACTAAATTATTTATTACTCAGTATCTGAAGAACTTGAAATTCCAAATACTTTTACTTTAATTACTGTATCACTTCCAGGATCTCCTGATAGTGTAACAGTTAAAGTAGCTGGCGCAGCAGTAGCTGCAGTAGCAGCTCCACCAAGAGCTACTAAACCATCTGTACCATTACAAGCAAAATGACCTTTGAAGCCTGCTGTATTTGCAGCAACGTTAATACCATCTAAGTATCCGTCTGTGTCTCCAGTAACTCCTAAGTCTGCAACGTTAACTGCGTTAGTAGATGCTGTAGTAACAACAACGACTGCAGAAACTGCGATGAAGTTTGTAGGTAATGTATCAGAACTAGTTCCAGTAGTTGCACCATTTGCAACTGTTAGACTTTTTTCAATTACTTCTAAACCAATATCAGTAATTTTTGCACCTGTACTAGTGTTAAAGTTTACTATATCAAAACCGTTTTCTGATCTAACCGGTCCTGTAAATGTAGTATTTGCCATAATTTTATCCTCCTAGTTTCCGAACATAGTCTCTAGGCCGTCGACTATACGCGTCTATGTTCTAATTAATTGTATAGTAAAAAAACTATATACTACATTTTAGTAGAGTGCAAGAGAGCCTGTAGTGTGAATGTGATTTATTCAACGATGTAGCTTTTTATTAAGTAGCTACAGAAACTTGTGGAGCAGCGCCTTCAACGCTATTTTGCCTGTGGGCAATTTTAGCTTCTTCAAGCTTAATGTCAGTAATGACTTTTTTAACTTTGTCATCGATTCTGACCATTTCAAGAGTGTATCTACCATTAGACAGATGCTCCTGTTCCCACTTCAACTCCAAGGACCTTTTTTGTTTGTATAGGTCTTGTATCATCAACAACCTCCTCATAGGTTATTCTGTTTACTCGGTCGTCATATGAGTTTCCGAGATATTCCCAATTTATACTCTTTTCTCCTAGTTTGTCAAGGACTGCTTGTTCAAGAGAAATAGCATTATCTTCGGCTAAAACGTTAAATTTTGCGTAATAATTGTACGCCCATATTGTTACTGTAAATTTTTTCATGAATCCCACCATGTTATTTATTTAATGTGGCCGAACTGTGTTCGGCCACAAAATTGTTTTAGTATTGCTTACGCACCTTCAACACCGAAGATACCTCTATAGTCAGAAACGCCAAAAGCGTATCTTTCTCTAGCTTTGTATCTTACGTTACCAGTATCAAAGTCTCCTTCCATTGAAGTTGTCAATGGAGTTCTTGAGAACATTTTCATACCGTTTGGAACGTCCGTGATAATGTAGAATGAATCAGCATCAGTTAAAAAGTTATTAACTCTGTAACCTTGTGGGATCATACCCATGCTGTTGATTGCATTGATGTCATTATCAGCAGTTTGAGTTCTACCTTGAGATTTTAATATTCTCTCAGCGTTGAACTGATTCGCAGAAGGAACGATCATTTTCACTCCTCTAGCTGCGATTCTTAAACCTCTTTCATCAGTCATTGCAGC